CCCACCCCCGCCCCTGCAGCATCTGCCGCAGGGAGGACTGTACGGTGATCCATGCATGCGAATGACGGCGGCCACGCTCACGCCAGCAGAGCGCGAGCTGTACGAGGAGCGGGCTGCCATCCGCGAATTCGAGGGCGGCCTGCCACGCGCTGAGGCGGAACGGGCGGCGCTGGCGGATGTGCTGCGGATGCGGCAGGCGCTGGGTGGCGACAGTGCAGGAAGTACACGACTGGCCGATGCGGCACGGTAGAAATTACACAGTGTCACCTAGGGAGGACGTCACCAATCTCTGGCGACTTAGGGCAGATGACCACCACGGTAGCCTCGAACATGCGAGCGCCAGTCAAACCGAACGCAAATCCAACTTTCCGTACATCAGATAGGTAGGAATTACACCATGGGCGCACGAGGAAGCGGGGGGCATGGCCGCGGCGGGCCAGCCAAGCAGGAGGCGCAGCGGGGGCTGCAGGACACGACGGCCGACTGCGCCGCCCCGGAAGGCATGAGCGCGGCCGCGCTGGAGTACTGGCACTACTTCGCCCCGCTGCAGGTGAAGCGTGGGCTGCTGACGGAGAGCAGCCGCCTGGTGCTGCGCAACTACTGCCAGCTGCTGGTGGAGTGCGACCGGGTGCAGGCCGAGCTGGCCGAGAGCAAGCCGCTCATTTTCTCGACCACGGTGGACGGGGCCGGCAACGAGCATCCCAAGGTGCAGGCCAACCCGCTGATCGGGTTGCGGCTGCGGCTACAGGCCCAGCTGCACACGCTCGAGAACGACCTGTGCCTCAACCCAGCCACGGCGCTGCGGCTGCCGGCGGTGGCCGAGCCGGAGGTGGACCCGCTGGACGAGTGGGCCACGGGCACGACGGGCCGGCGCATGAAGGCGGTGAAGTAGCCGCATGGCACGACGGCATCCCATCACGACGTATGCCGAGCGGGTGCTGGCGGGCAAGGTGCCGGCCGGGCAGCTGCATCAGCAGGCATGCGCGCGGCACCTGGCCGACCTGGCCGGCGGGCGGCATCGGTTCGACGGGACGGCGGCCACCAAGGCGATCGAGTTCTTCCCGAAGGTGCTGCGGCACTACAAGGGCGAATGGGCCGGGCAGCCGATCGTGCTGGAGCCGTGGCAGGCGTTCATCGTGGGCAGCCTGTGGGGCTGGCGCGACGAGGCCGGGCTGCGGCGGTTCCGGTCCAGCTTCCTCGAGTTCCCCCGTGGGCAGGGCAAGAGCACGATCGCGGCCGGCGTCGGGCTGCTGGCGACGTTCTTCGACGGCGAGCCGGGCGCGGACGGATTTTGTGTCGCGACCAAGAGGGACCAGGCGCGCATCGTGTTCGAGGCGGCCCGGCGGATGGTGCTGGCGTCTCCGGCGCTGCGGAAGCGCATCGAACCCGAGAAGCACCAGCTGCTGCAGGAGTCGAGCGCGAGCAAGCTGCTGCCGCTGGGGGCCGATGCGGACACGCTGGACGGCCTGCGCCCGCACATCGTCATCGCGGATGAAGTGCATGCCCACAAGAATGCCGGCGTGATCGAGATCATGCAGACGGGCATGGGCACGCGGCGGCACCCACTGCTCTTTGAGATCACGACGGCGGGGCAGGAGCGGCTGTCGATCTGGTGGCAGCACCGGGAGTACACGCGGCAGATTCTAGAGGGCGTGATCGAGGACGACACATGGTTCGGCCTCATTGCCTGTGCCGACGAGGACGACGACTGGCAGGACCCGGCCACGTGGGCGAAGGCGAATCCCAACTACGGCGTCTCGGTCAAGAAGGACTACCTGGCCGGCGAGTGTCGGAAGGCCGTCAACATCCCGGCGTATGAACCGACGTTTCGGCGGCTGCATGTCGGGCAGTTGGTGGAGCAGGACACGCGGATCATCCCGCGCACGCAGTGGGACGCCTGCGGGGAGCCGTTCAACTGGTCGGCCTTTGAGGGGCGGGAAGTGTGGGCTGGGCTGGACTTATCCAAGACGACCGACCTGACGGCCTGCACCTGGCTGCACGTGACACCGGAGGGGCATGTGCGCGTGTGGCCGCAGGTGTGGGTGCCGGAGGCCAAGCTGGCCGACCCGACTGACCGGGTGCCCTACCGCACATGGGCGGCGCAGGGCTGGGTGACGGTCACGCCGGGTAGCGTCGTGGACTACCAGCGGGTGCGGGCTGACATCTTGGCGAAGGCCGGCACCTGCACCGTGCGCGGCCTCGGCTTCGACCCGTGGAACGCCAGCGAGACGGCGGCGGCGCTGGCGCAGTCGCTGGGGCAGGACCGGGTGATCGAGGTGCGGCAAGGGTTCGCGTCGATGGCCGAGCCGATGCAGCGGTTCCTGGCGCTGCTCGCGGGCGGCATGCTGCGGCACCCGCAGTCGCCGGTCCTGACCTGGGCCGCCGACAACCTGCAAGCCTCGACGGACCCGGCCGGCAACCTGAAACCGGACAAGGCAAAGAGTCGGCAGCGCATCGACCCCGTGGTGGCGCTGCTCAATGGGCTGTTCCTGTGGCTGCGGTTCGGGCGGGATGCCGGGCCGAGCGTGTACGAAACCCGCGGCGTGATCTCGCTGCGGCCTCTGGAGGGACGATGACACTGGAGCACTACTGGCACACCATCCCCGGCTGGTTCGACTGGCACGACACTTACGCCCGCTGGGTGCGTGAGGTACCCGACGACGGCGTGATCGTGGAGGTGGGCAGCTTCAAGGGGCGCAGCGCGGCCTTCCTTGGCGTGGAGGCCATCAACAGCGGCAAGCGGCTGCGGCTGCACTGCGTGGACACCTGGCAGGGCAGCCCCGAACTGATGCAGCTGCCCGAGGTGCGGGACGGCTCGTTCTATCACGAGTTCGTCACGAACCTGCAGCCGGTGATCAACCCAGCAGACAAGGAGCGCAGCCACAATACGCGGCTGTTCATCCATCGCAAGCCGTCCGTGCTGGCGGCCGAGCAGTTCCCCGATGGCGGCGTGGACCGCATCTGGCTGGACGGCGACCACAGCACGGCGGGGCTGCTGGCCGACCTCGAGGCATGGTGGCCCAAGCTGGCCCCCGGCGGCGAGATCGGCGGGCATGACTTCGGCTGGTTCGGCGTGACGCCAGCCGTGGAGCAGTTCGCGCAGCGGCGGGGGGTGCCCATTCAGGTGCTGGACCCGTGCCCGGCGGCCGGCACCGAGAACGTGTCGCAGTCGTTCCTGTTGCGCAAGGCGCGGCCCGTGTCGGACTGGGCCGTGCCGGAAGGGCTGCGGTCGGTGCAGGTGACGGTGGCCTGTAACCATCCGTTCGTGCCACGGCAGACGGTGGCCAGCTTGGGGCCGCTGCTGCTGCATGCGCGGGAGCAGGCCAAGGCGCTCGGCTTCGAGGTGGACGTGCATTGGGAAGCGGAGGCGTTCTGTCTGGACACGCTGCGCGACCGGGCCGCCTACCGGGCGCTGTGCGAGGGTCATAGCCACGTGCTCTGGCTGGACGCGGACAACGTGTGGCCGCATGGCCTGCTCGGCAAGCTGCTGCCGCATCACGAGCGCGGCATCGTCGGCGGGCTGTACCACCTGAAGACGCCGCCGCATCAGCCCGTGGCGCTGCGCAAGGCGGCCGACGACCCCGACCCGAACATGTACACGCACCTGACCCACGTGCATGAGGAGCGGGCGCTGGTCGAAGTGGACGTGCTCGGCATGGGCTGCACGCTGGTGCCCACGGCGGTGTTCCGGCTGCTCGAGCGGCCCTGGTTCAAGTTTCAGGCGGATGCGGCGGGCTGGATGCGTGTCACGGAAGACATCTGGTTCTGCCAGCGGGCCAAGCAGGAGGCCGGCTGCCGGCTGTGGGTCGATCCCACGCTCAACATCGGCCACGTGGCCCACAGCGTGGTGGGCGTGCGCAACTACGAGGAGTTCTTGCCGGCCGTCGAGAAGGCGCAGCGCGAGAAGCGGCGGCGGGCACTGGAGGCGGCAGCGCAGCAGCAGGGGGTGGCCTAGATGCTGATGCGATGGGACATCGACGCCGTGATTAGCAGCGTGTTCTGGCGAGTCGTGTGGCTGATGATCATCTGGAGGCTGATCCGATGACGGACGTATTCGCGCGGTACATCACGCTGGAGCAGCGCGACAAGGCCGAGCGGGAACTGGCCGAGGCGCGGCGGGATGTGCGGCGGCTATGGGCAGCACTGTTCCGGCACGGCGTTCACGATGTGACATGCGCGAAGCGGCGCAGCCTGTTCGCGTGCCACGAGATCCGGCCATGCGACTGCGGCTTTGACGACGCGCTGGCAATCTCACAGGAGGCCCGATGACGGACGTATTCGCGCGGTACATCACGCTGGAGCAGGCCGAGCGCATCACGGGCACGCCGTCGCGCACGCTGCGGGAGTGGGTGCGCAAGGGGGCGCTGACCCGGCACACCAACGCGGGCGGCTTCGTCATCCTGGTGGATCTCGAGGAACTGCGGCCGCGGCCCAAGCTGACCACCCGCAGCACGAGCGCCACGGCATGAGCAGGCCCGAGCAATTCGCGGTTGCCGTGGTGGCTGGCCTGCTTGGGATGGCCGTCCTCGCCATCGCCCCACATGCCCTGACATTCCTTGACAGACTCCGAAAGCGGGCGCTTTCGCATCGACCGCCGATGCCGCATCGTGAGAACGGCGGGAAAGTCATAGCCGACCTGTTCCAGCTCACCGGCTTCGGCCTGATGGTGACTGGGGTGGCACTGTACTCAGTGCCGATGGCGCTGATTCTCGCCGGAGCGGCGCTGTTCCATGCGGGCGGATTAGCCGCCCGCCGGTAGCAGCCGCCGCGCACCAGGCGCGGTGTGACCCCATTCGCGGCGCTCTACGAGCGCAAGTCGTCGGCGTGGCTCGGGCCGCTTGGCTCGCTGGTGGCGGACCTAGTCCGCGACAGCAGCCCTGCGGCCCCGTCGTCGGCCATGCGGATCGCGGCAGCCTATGCCTGCGTGCGCGTCATCGCAGAATCCGTCGCCTCCCTGCCGCTGCACGTCTACCGCCGCCGCGCCGATGGCGGCAAGGAACGGGCGGCCGATGCCCCGCTGTACAGCCTCCTGCACCACGCCCCCACGGGTCGCCTGACCAGCTTCAGCTGGCGCGAGATGCTGCAGACGCATCTGTGCCTGCGCGGCAACGCCTACGCGCTCATCTTCCGCGACCGCGACGGCAACGCGCGGGAGCTGTGGCCGCTGCACCCGGATCGGGTCGAGCCGAAGGAAAACGCCGACCTGTCCGTGACGTACTGGGTGCGGCTGCGCGATGACCAGGCGGCCAAGCCGTACCCGGCCCGCGACATCCTGCACATCGTCGGCCTGTCCGTCGATGGCCTGGTCGGCCGCAGCCCTGTGCAGGACGCGCGCTACGCCTTCGAGGTGGCCGACGCCACGGCGCAGACGGCCAGCAGCCTGTATACGCGCGGCTTCCGGCATGGCGTGGTGCTGACCCACCCGAAGAACCTGAGCCAGCAGGGGCAGGACATCCTGGCCAGCAGCTTCGCGCGCCACTACGGGCCGGAGGGTGGCGAGTACCCGATTGTCCTCGAGGAAGACATCAAGGTCACGACGCTGACCATGACGCCCGACGATGCGCAGTTCTTGGAGACGCGCAAGTTTGCCCGATCCGAGATTGCCAGCCTGTTCCGGGTGCCGCCGCATCTGATCGGGGATCTCGAGCGCGCCACGTTCTCCAACATCGAGCAGCAGAGCATCGAGTTCGTCACGCACTGCATCCGCCCGTGGCTCGTGCGCTGGGAACAGGCGCTGACCCGTGCGCTGGTGCCGGACGGCTCCGACCTGTTCATCGAGTTCGCGATGGAGGGGCTGCTGCGCGGCGATAGCACGAGCCGCGCCACCTACTACCGCGAGATGTTCCAGCTCGGCGCACTCGACACGAACGAGATCCGCGCGCTGGAGAACGCCAACGCGATCGACGGCGGCGATGTGCGGTATGTGCCGGGGAACCTGATGCGGCTCGGCTCCACGGGAGTGGCAGCCGGTGCGGGGGCCGCGCCTGCTGCGCCACAGGAGGCCGAGGCATGAGCACGAAGCGGCTGGTGGTGTCACTGGACGCCAAGGGACTGGACGCGGACGGCGAGGGCACGTTCGAGGGCTACGGCTCCGTGTTCCACGTCAAGGACAGCTATGGCGACGTGGTCATGCCGGGGGCCTTCACGCGCACGCTGGCCGACGCGCAGAGCAAGGGCCGCCCGCCCGCGATGCTGTGGCAGCACGACTACGATCGGCCCATCGGCGTGTGGGAAGCGATGCGCGAAGACGGCCACGGCCTGGTAGTCAAGGGACGCATCGCCACGCAGACGCGCGACGGGCGCGATGCCTACGAGCTGCTGAAGCTGGGCGCGCTGACCGGGCTGAGCATCGGCTATCGCACCAAGAAGTCGGTCTGGGACGAGCCGAGCAAGACGCGGCAGCTCACCGACGTGGACTTGTACGAGGTCAGCCCTGTCGTCTTCCCTGCCAATGACGCCGCGCGCGTCAGTGCGGTGAAGGGTGACGGGTTGCCGACCGTGCGGGAACTGGAGGACGCCCTGCGGGATGCCGGGCTGTCCAGAAAGCAAGCCAAGGCCATCCTGGCCGATGGCTGGAAGGCGCTGCGGGACGCCGCGCTCGATGACGAGGATGCCGTGGTGCAGACACTGCGCCAGGCCGCCAAGGAGCTGAGAGCATGAGCGAAATCAATGCGGCGCTCGACGAACTGAAGCGCGCGAATTCGGAGTTCCAGCACACGCTGACGCGTCGTGTGGACGAACTCCAGACGCGGGGTGCCGTGCATCCCGAGACGGAAGCCAAGCTGGCCCGCATCGCCGAGTCGATGGACGGGCTGAAGGCCAAGGCCGACGCCGAAGAGGCGCAGCGCGTGGCCCTCAAGCGCATCGTGGACGAGCAGGACGCCCGTCTGCAGAAGCTGGCCGCGATGGGCGTGGACGGCAAGGGCGAGGGCCTGACGCCGGAGCAGCGCGAGCAGAAGGCCGCCTTCCTGAAGTTCGTCCGCAAGGGCGCGGACGTGCTCAACGGCGACGAGCAGAAGGCCATGTCGGTCGGCTCCGACCCCGATGGCGGCTACCTCGTGCCCGCCGACATGTCGGGCCGTGTCGTCTCGAAGATCTTCGACACGAGCGCCATCCGCACGATCGCGTCCGTCCAGAGCATCAGCACCGATGCGCTCGAGGGCCGTACCGACGTGGCCGAGGCCAACGCGGGCTGGGTCGCGGAGACGGGCAGCCGTGACGCCACGACCTCCCCGACGCTCGGCAAGTGGCGCATCCCGGTCCACGAGCTGTACGCGATGCCGGAAGCCACGCAGAAGCTGCTGGACGATGCCGGCGTCGATGTCGGCGCGTGGCTCGAGGGCAAGATCGCCAGCAAGTTCTCGCGGCTCGAAGAGACGGCGTTCATCGCGGGCGACGGCGCGGGCAAGCCCCGCGGCTTCACGACCTACACCACGGCGACCACCGTGGACGACTCGCGCGCGTGGGGCACGCTCCAGCACGTGGCGTCGGGTTCCTCGGGCAGCTTCGGCACCGACCCGAACGGCGTGAATAAGCTGCTCGACCTCATCGGCTCGCTGAAGCCGCACTTCCTGCCGGGCGCGCGGTTCGTCATGAGCCGCATCACGCAGACCAAGGTGCGCCAGCTCACCGACGCCTCGAGCGCGGGCAAGTTCGTGTTCGTGCCGTCGTTCCAGGCCGGCGTGCCGAACACGCTGCTGGGCTACCCGGTCATCATCGCCGACGACATGCCGGCGTTCTCGACGGCCAACGCGCTCGCGGTGGCGTTCGGGGACTTCGCCAGCGGCTACCAGATCGTGGACCGGCTCGGCATCCGCGTGCTGCGTGACCCGTACACGAACAAGCCCTACGTCCGCTTCTATGCGGTCAAGCGGGTCGGCGGCGACGTGATCGACTTCGAGGCGATCAAGTTCCTGAAGATGGCCTAGTCGGCACAGGGACATCACAGGGAGAGACGCACATGCGAGACAACGTCAACAGCTTCAAGATCGTGAACGCCCTCGGCTACGCCGCGCGCACCGCCACCGTCAGTGGCGAGGTGATCGACGTGCAGGGCTACGACAAGGCCACCATCGTCGTGCAGGTGGGCACCGTGACCACGGCCGATGCGACGAACAAGTTCGCCATCGACCTGTACCACGGCGACCTGGCCAGCGGCACCGACGCGACCACGGTGCCGGCCGCCCAGCGCATCGGCTCGGCGTTCGACATCGACGCCAGCGGCGACGCCGACAAGACAGGGGCCTTCGGGTACCTCGGCAACAAGCGGTACATCCGCCTGCAGGCCACCGAGTCGGGCACGGCGTCGGTCGTGTTCGGCGCGACCGCGCTGCTCGGAGCCGGGGCGCAGCAGCCGTCGCAGGCTGCCGACCTGAACTAGAGCCATGCAGGTACTGATGCGCGAGCACAAGGCCGTGATGGACGCCGGGCGGGAGCGCACGTTCTCGCCGGGCGTCACCTACGAGCTGCCTGACGGCTTGGCGCAGCAGTGGTGCGCGTCAGGGGCGGCCACGAGCGTGGCCGCTCCGGTGCGCGAGGTGAAGGCCCACAAGCGGGAGCGCGCGTGAGCCTGGCGTCCGCAACGCGATCGGCGTGGCGCTACCGCAGCGGCGGGCCGGTGGTGGTGACGCCGCCGGCCGGCTGCGTGGTGTCGCTGCCGATCTTGCGGGCGCATGTGGCGCAGCCGCTCAACGACGATGACGCCATGCTCGACGCGCTCGAGCTGGCGGCGCAGGCGTGGGTGGAAGCGTATCTGGGCCGGGCCGTGCTGCTGCAGACGCGTGAGGTCGCCTACGACGGCGATCCGGGGCGCGTGGTGTGGCTGCCAGAGCCGGTGACGGCCCTCACATCGGTCACGGTGTATTCCGAGGCCGACGCCGCGACGGTCGTGGCCGGCACGGTATACGCGCTCGACACGGCCGGCGCGGCCCTGCCGCGGCTGGTGCTGCGGGATGGCCAGCTGTGGCCGGTGTCGCTGCGGGACCACAGCAGCCTGGTCGTGCGCTACACGGCCGGGTGGGCCACGGCCTATGCGGTGCCGCAGGCCATCAAGCAGGCGGTGCAGCTGCTGGTGGCGCACTGGTACGAGCAGCGCAGCGCGGGCGTGGCGGGCGGCATGGGGCCGGTGGCGTATGGCGTCGAAGCGTTACTGATGCCGTACCGGGTCCGCACGGGGGCGCGGTGATGCTGGGCCGCCTGCGTGACCGGGTGACGCTGTACACGCGGGCTGTGACCAACAGCGGCGGCGCGCTGGTGAACACGTTTACGGCAGTGCAGCCGACGCGGGTGCCGGCGGCCGTGGAGACACCGAGCAGCGCCCGCATGGAGCGGCAGTTCGGCAGCCAGGTGGCCCCGGTGGCCAGCCATCTGGTGACGCTGCGGGCATGGACCGCGGTCGATGTCGGGGACCGGCTCGTGTGGCACGACGGCAACACGGATCGCGCGCTTGAGATCACCGGCAAGGCGGCCACGGGTGGCCCGATGCGGCGCTGGCTGTCGCTGGCCTGCGAGGAACGGGATCTCGCATGAGCGCGCGGGCTGGCGTGACGTGGACCGGGCTGGACGAACTGGGGCGCGAGTTGCGGGCGCTGCCGGAGGTGCTGCAGCGCGAAGCCGATCGCATCACGCGCGAAGCGGCGCAGGCGCATCTAGCCGAGGTGCGGCAGGTGTTTCCCGAGAAGGACAAGACGGGCAATCTGCGGCGCGGCAATCGGCTCGAGGTGCGCGGCCCCATGAAGTACGTCGTGCGGAATGCGGCCCCGCACAGCCACCTCTATGAGGACGGCTACGACCACGTGTCGGGCCGGCGGGTGGCGGGGCATGACGTGTTCGTGCCGGCGGCGGCAGGGATTCGCGCGCGGATGCTGGACCGGCTGCGCGGGCTGCTGACGGACGTGGCCACCCGCAGCGGGCGCATGAGGGCCGCATGAGGACGCTAAGCGCAGCACTGCATGCGCGCGTGACGGGGGATGCGACGGTGGCCAGCCTGTGCCCTGGCGGCATGTGGCTCGACGTGGCCCCGCCCCCGGCGCAAGCGGCGCGGCCCGTGGTCGTGTTCAGCCTGCGCGGTGCGCCGACTGAGGGTGAGGCCATGCGCTGTGACGCCATCGTGCGGCGGTTCACGTATGGGCTGACCGTCGAGGGCACGCAGGATCAGGCCGCCGCGGTGCGGGATGCGGCGGCCCGCTTGGAGGATCTGCTACACCGCACGCCGTGGACGGCGACGGGGTGGCACATCGCACGGGTGGCGTTCACGGATGTGACCGAGCGCGCTTACGTCGATGGGGACAGCCGGCTGTTCGCAGTGATCGGGCAGTTGGAGATCGTGGCCGAGCAGAGCTAGGCCAAGGGAGAGCACACGATGGCAAGAATCCAGGGCGACAACGGCGCGATCGAGATCAACACGACCGGCACCACCTACGAGGCGATCGCGTGCTTCCGGCAGTACACCATCAACGAGCCGCGCGCCTACAGCGATGCCACCTGCATGGGCGATACGAACCTCGTCTATGCCGAGGGCAAGCGCGACTTCAGCGGCTCGGGCGAGTTCATGGTGGACACGGCCGACCTCGACGTGCTGACCACCATCCGCAGCGGCGGCACCAAGACGCTGCGCGTGTACCTCGACAAGACGACGGCGACCACCACGTACTACCAGGGGTCGATGTTCATGTCGGGCGGCGTCACGGTGGCCCTCGGCCAGCCGGTGAGCGGCCAGGTCGAGATCCGCGCGGCCGGCAACATCAGCTTCACCACGCCGTAAGCCGTGAGTAGCGGGATGCTCCTGCAGGGGCATGCGGTGTCAGGCATCGGCGGCGCGCTCTATGTCGCCGGTCGCCTGGCCGCAGGACTCGAAACGTGGCGGATGCAGGGCGACACCTGCACGTTCACGGTCCTGCCCGACACCGTAGACCCTATGTGGCAGTACGGCAAGGTGTCGCACTTGTCGCTCTTCTACTTCGGCAAGCACTGGGTCTACACCGTCCAGTCCGGGTTCATTGCCGATCGTCGTGTCGTGTTCCAGTGGCCGTCATGGGGGCGCTTCCCGTATGCGCCCGGTGCGCGGCTACCCATGCTCTGAAGGGAGCACCCTGCCCATGTCCACGAGCCGCCCAGCCGCGTGGCCTGACATCGCCGCGACGACCGCGATCACGCTGCCGTCCGGGTACGTCATCCAGCTCCGTCAGGAGCTGGACACCGAAGCCTATTACACGCTGAACGACATCCTGCTCGAGATCGCGCAGATGGGATGGCGTGAAGCCCGCCCCGACGAGATCCCGGCCGACTGGACGCCGACGCCTGGGCAGCCGGTCTACCGGGTGCGCGAGTTCACGCGCGAGCACCGCGCGCACCTGCGTGAGCTGAATCGCGACGTGGTGCTGCTGTGGCTCGATGCGTGGGACATCCGCCCGCCGTTCGCGCCGGAGAGTGCCCCGCCGATGCCCGTGACGCGGGATGCGCTGAAGAACCTGCGCCGCGAGATCACGCAGGAGATCGATGACGCCGTGGGCCGGCATCAGCAGCCGCTGCTGGACGAGATTGCCGGGCTGTTCAAGGCAGGCCCACGGGGAAACGAGGAGGCCGCCCCGTCGACACCTGGCGCGATGTCGTCGTCGGGGTCGGCCTCCGCACGCACACGCCGCCGCACGCCGTCGCCCGGTGGCCCATCCGCTGGTTCGCTAGCACGCTGAACGCCATCCGCCGAGAAGACGCCGAGACCGAAGCCGCGACACAGACGCCCCTGAGATCCCGCTAACCCATGGCCATTCAAGCGACGTTCACCGCTGATACCCGCCCGCTCGAGCAGGGCATGGAGCGCGTGGCGGCGTCGATCGCGAAGACGAAGCGGGCCACGGGTGACGCGGATCGGTCGCTGAAGGCCATGGGCAGCGCGTTCGATGGAACGCGTCTGGAAGGCACCGCGCTACGCATGGCCGAGGGCGTGCGCAAGGTGGGCGGCGCGGCCAAGCTGACGGCCGACGAGTTCCGGCGGGTGGAGCGGGCCGTGGATAGCGCGCTCGACGCGATCCGTGTCAAGGGGGGCACCGCCAGTGCCACACTGACCGGCCTGAAGCGAGAGCTGGACGGCCTCAAGTCTGCGGCCACGGACGGCAGCAAGAGCTTTGCAGGCATCAGTCTCTTGCAGGGCGCGGTGGCCGGGTTGTCGGCCGCCGTGGCCACGCAGGGACTCAGCGCGGTGCGGTCGCTGGTGTCGGGGGTCGTCGAGTCATCGGGTGCGATTGCCGACCTGTCCTCCAAGACGGGGCTGAGCACGGCCGAGATTCAGCGGCTCGGCTATGCCGCCCAGCAGACCGGGGCCAGCGTGGACACCATCGCGGGGGCAGTGTCGCAGCTGTCCAAGCGCCTGGTGGAAGGCGGCACCGGCACGGTTGCTGCGGTGGCCCAGCTCGGGCTGTCCTTCGACGAACTGCAGCGGCTCAGCCCGGCGCAGGCATTCGAGCAAATCGCAGACGCGATTGCGCGCGTGCCTGACCCGATGCAGCAGACCCAGCTGGCGATGGAGTTGTTCGGCCGCAGTGGAGCCGAGATCCTGCCCGCGATCAAAGCGGGCATTC